TTTCCCTCCTGAAAATAAAAAAAGGAGAACAATATTCAACTGTTCTCCACGATAAATTTGTTAAAAAGAAAAACCCTGCCAAATTAATTTTTGGTAGGGTTTTTGGTAGGAAACTAAATTAATTTATCAGTTTCTAAAATGTGTTCACGATTCTAAAAGGCTGATACTATAGTATTCCGATTTCTAATTGGTATATGCCTCTTATTTAAGAGTAACTGAATTCTACTATATGAATAGGAAGAGATAAGATAAAAAACTTACCAAATAAGACTTTATGCGTTACAACTTACATATATTTTTTACCGTAAAAATACAAAAGTTTACACCTTATGCCCCTTTTTTGCCCCCTGGCACACCCCTTTCAATTTGGTGCATCATAACTGAATGTCCTACGATATCACGATATTTCCAACTGGTTACTAGATAGTCCAGTAGCTCCTTATCTTCTATTTTAAAATCCAATAAAAGGAGTAGATTCACCGTGTATTCATTTTTCAAAAAAGGAAAGCTATAAGTTACTGATACCCAGTGTTCAAAACCTAGATCTGTTTTCTCAATACGTGTTTGTTCAATGTTTATGATTTTCATTTTTTTATCCTCCTTACTTATCTATTCGTAAAAGAAAATAAAAAGTTATAAAAAAATCATTATTTTTTTATTTTTAACAAAACACCGTTTTTGACAATAATCAAAAAATGAAAAGGATCTATTATTAACAAAATGGCGTTTTTGACAATAATACACCACGATTTCCTCTTCCTATTCTTCAAGAAAACGTTTTTTTAAACAATAGGATTTCAGTTTCTGTTTCTAATCATTCAAAATGCGTGTTTTTGCAAAATAGAAATACAAACTCTAATTTTGTTAACGTCAACAAAATTGGCAACCAAGCGCTTTGTAAAGCTTTTTGTTGACTTCAACAAGTCAATTTCAGAGCAAAATAAAGATATTCAAGCGAAAAAGAACACTCCTAACCCTATATCTATAAATGTTTTTCAGGAATTTCAAGCGATTATCAAGCGTATTTTAGAGCAAACAAAAAACCGCAAGCCTAAGCCTGCGGTGAAAGAACATTTTAGAAAGTTTCCTTTCTATTTATTTAACTGTAATCAAGCCGTTTGGCTCAACTGTGAACTCTGGTTTGTCTGCCATTGTTCCGTCTGGTTTGATGTAATACCAGCCTTGACCTGCTCTGACGAATTCATTAGATACCATGTTTCCGCCCTTGCTATCAAGATAGTACCAAGTATCTTTGTACTTGACCCAACCTGTCTTCATGGCACCTTCTACATCGAAATAGTACCACTTCTCAGCAATCTTCTTCCAACCTGTGGCCATTTCACCTGATTGGTCAAACCAGTACCAGTTGCCGTCTGAGTGCTTATGCCAACGATCTGCAAGCATGTAGCCTGAGCCGTCGAAGTAATACCATGTGCCGTCAATCTTTTCAAACTTGTCTTTTGGATAAGAACCGCCTTCTTTAACGTACCAGTAGCCAGTATCGTTTTTCTGCCAGCCTGTTTTGACTTCTTCAGGTTGTGCGTCCGCGTTCGCTAAACGATAAACATAATAGTAAGGACGTCCAGCGTATAGCCAGATATCGTCGTGGTCATTCACAGTGATTCCATCGAAGCGATAGTTACAGTGGATGATGTTGTTCTCATCCACAAACATACCAGTATGTCCACCAGCACCACTAGAATATCCTTTACGACCCCAGATGAAGATATCCCCACGTTGAGCGTCCCAAGGTGTGTTCTCTGCAATAAGGGTATATCCATTATCCATTAACCACTGGTGTTCATATTCAGTATTTACTGCCCAACCTGCCGAAATCGCCCCAGCACTCATCAATGAGTAGTAAATCGAACTAGAGCAGTCGTAAGAGTCTGACCCATCTCTCAAATCCATTGAGTAAGAAACCTTACCTTCACGCTCTTTCATCCACTCGATTGCGGTTTCAATATTTATTGTCATTATTATTCCTCACTTGGTTTCTTGTATTCTAGCGCTCGTGTGCTGTCCGTGATTCCGCTTGTGGTTGGGTCATTGACCAAACCGATAGCAGTCAAGAATACGAATACCGCATTAACAAGCAGAATCAACTTGTTGCCGATATCACCCAAATCTAGATGATATCCAAAGACTGCTGCACCAGCTTGCAAGACAAGTAAAAAAGCTGGGATTGCAGTCAGCCAAAAGTATTTATTTTGTAATCGTAGTTTCCAGTTAATCATATGTTTTCCTTTCTTTTATGGTAACGTAGTTGGCCAAGGGTCGTCTGTTAGGTAGCTGATTGCACTTAAGCGAATTTCACCAACATCTTTATCCGTTGGAATAGGATTTAGGAATTGAAGTCTTAGATGATGTGAATCAGCATTTCCTCCCAAATACCAAGAACCTTGAATTGCTCCCTTATCTGTATATATTGGACCAATTAATGAGGTCGTGGAACGGAACCCAAGTGGAATACCGTTATTTTGTGTAAGCCTACAAAATCTTGTAGGATCACTGCCGTAAGGAACAAACCCGTTCCCACCTCTTCTCACGATACCAAACCAGCCCCACTCTAGTCCGCCAAACTGATAGTAAATTGTATTGTTGACTCGTCTTATTTTTACAAAAGACTCCCTTAATTTAGACAGGATATTTAATTTGATCCATCCAGTGTCACCAATGAGAACCTTCCAACCTGTGTTGCCGTTTTCGCTCTCTTTAATCCACTTGAGAGCACCGTTAGTAGCATTGACATCTACATAGGTCGTTCCTATTTCGGCAGTGATACGCCCCTCTGGCGAGCCGGTACCACTGATTTCATGGCCTACGTTATTTGGTAGCTGTAGAGTGACATTATTACCCCCGACGATGCCGAGGGTATTTCCTGTCAAGGTCAGCCTTGGTTCAGGCTTTTGATTCAACACCTTCACATCACGGCCAATCGCTTGAGCAAATTCCTCAAAATTGCTCATAACAATCACGCTTTCGCTGCGTTATAGGTTGCCACTAGATCAAGATTGGCAAATTCGTCAATACGGCGGCCGAGGTCAGCCAGTTTTTGAACCACTGCGCCTTCAGTATCACCACTCATTGCAGCAATCTTTTCAGCAATCTCTTTAAGCGTGTCAAGATTTTCAGGAACTCCTTCGCCTAAAATCTCAGACTTAACTGCGGTTTTAGCTTGCTCGATAGCCTGCATTAACGTATCGTTGTCAATCTTTGTACCGATTAAGTGCATCATTATCTTGTTATCCACTCCCAATGCTTGAGCGAATTCCGTTAATTTTGTTGTGTCCATATTTTCACACCTTTCCTAAATTGTAATAAAAAAGCAGGTCTGGAATTTCCTGACATGCTCCACCTTCGCTTGCAGAAAGACCTGCAAGCTGTTTTTTTACTTCCTTTGCGATATCTAATTCCTTCAAAGTGTAGACATCTTCAGTAACCAATTCTTTATCTGATTCTTCAATTTCAATATAAGTATCTCTATCGCTTGGGAAGATATACCCTCCAACCGAGATTTCCACTCGGTATTTTCCGCTTGGCAGAATACTGTCTAAATTAAAATTGACAGAATGGCTAGTGACGGGAGCAGTTGTCTTCCACCTGCGTTGTCCCTTTGTCAGAGTGACAACCGCATCTTGACCCTCAAACGAGGTCATGACACGGTAATTTTCATCTAACAATTCAAATCCAAAAGTAGAAGACAAATCCCCTTGTTTAATAAGGTCGCCACCATCAATTCGAGCCAAATTGGTTGTATTAACTCTGCGGTTGTTACAACCCATTCTACGCCCCTTTCTCATCTTCAACTAAGATGTCATCTCTAATCTGCAACGCCTCAAAATTGTTGTACAGGTGGTCAATGTAACCATTACCACCTAAAGCTTTGTAGCTATTGTGCATATTCTCCACTACATAGAACTCATCTTTGGTAGTAAAACCACGACGGATTGCCCTGCGAATATCACGATCAAGGCGCATCCTCATAGTTACAAGGTGTGCATCGTCGTGCAATTTTAGCTTTGTCTGTACTTCGTCAATTTTGGCGTTATTCTCGTCAGCAGTAATCTGGACATCTTTGATTTGTTTCTTGACTTCACTCAACTCTGAAATGATTTGGTCTGTCTGTTCCTTGGTCTTCTTCGGCATTTTATAGCCCAACCAAGCCACGACGATCGGCGTGGCAACTGGTAGCACGTTCATGAAGAAATGTTCTATCTGTTGTAAGACGTCCATAGTTACCCCCTGTTATTGGTTAGGTGCAACTGTTGTAGCAGAAGGTTCTGTTGCTGTAGGAGTTACGGTAGCTGTTGTAGAAACTGCAGCTACTGGTGCAACAGTTGTAGGGGCATTTTGTTCTTTAGGCTCGTACTTCCATGCTGCGCCTGTTCCGCCCATTTCAAGACGACCATTTCGGGCAAAGTCGCTGACTGGTTCGCCATTGTAAGTAAATTCCTTATTCAATTGAACTAAGATACGCTTACCTTCTCCATCTACCTCAACGTGCGCTGGGTCTTCAATGGTAATCAAGTCATGTGCCAAATAACGTTTCCCAACCTCAGCCAATGGAATCAACTCTACCAATTCCTTGTAGATAGTTCCATAAGCGATTGTCTTGCCTGCTACAGAATTTAAAACGACCGCATGGATAATCTTTCCATAACGGTCTGTTTCGGCTTGGTTATGCTTAACCGCTTCATCAGTAGCAGTCTGTCTAGTTTCATTCTGAGCTAATTTCTGTTCTGTTTGCTCCAATTTAGCTTGAGTTTCTTGTAACTTAGCTTGCGCTTGTACAATAGCGCTTGTTGGGTCTAACTCAGTTCGTAGAATCTCTTTGACTGCTTCAATGAGTGTTTCATCCGTATCACCTAAGCGATCACCCTCTAGCTCACGAGTGAAAAAAGTTAACGGCTTGTCACATTGAATAGAGACTTCCGTCTTGCCAACTCTATAAAATTTATTTACTAATACAAATTCCATGTTAAATTACCTCTTTTTCTCTTTAGAATAAAATTGAAGACCACGATAGTTACGGCTAGACAAAAATTGATCTTTATCTGTTGAATTGTAAAACTCTAGAGTAATTTTGTAGTAAGACCTGTTATTCCAGCTATTAGTATAGATTTCTGCTGTTGCTGACTTGACTAATATTGTTCGACCTGCAATGATTAACTTGCCATTGCCCCAACGACCTGTATTTCTCTGTCCATTCCGTTCTGTTTCCAAAGAAACTGTTAATCCGCTGCCACCACTGATTGAAACTTCTTCTGAGATGTCTATTTGTTTTACAAACACCCACTTCTCCCACACCAATCTTGAACCAACATATCGCTCGACAATCTCATGCCCTCCGACATAGATTCCTTCTCTTGTAGCCATAGTATCACCTACTCATACACATCATAGATTGTGTTGGGATCTTTAGTGCTAATTGCATTATACTGTGCCTTTGACCCATACCAATACTTCATTTGTTGATTTCCATTTTGGTTAATCAGCTTGTGTGCAACTACTTCGGACGGTGTACTTGGAATCCCAAGCGCTGACCTGTTTACTCGTAGAACACCCGAACTATCGACTGTAATCGTTGAGTTATCAGGTCTGACAACTCCGTTTGAACCAGCTGTTGCTGTTGTGGGAGTTGGACTCACTCCGTTTTTAAAAGTCTGCACAGATACTTTCTTCAACCCTCGACCATCATGAATCATGATGTTGTCCGAGTTATTGACCTGATATGTTTGTGGCAAATCAGTTACTTTTCGTGTCTGTGTAGTAATTACTGCCATGTTATACCTCCATAATATATTTCCAATCAGCAACAATCACATGACCGTTTTCATCAGCAAGTAAGGTATGTTCTGTACCGTCTTCCGTACGAATCGGAGCAGTGAAATCATTCTGCAAGAACATGTACTCGATAGCATTTAGCCTATCTTCATGCTCCTGGAATTCACGTTTCAAAGCCTCTACAGACTCATAGCTTGCTTGTCTTACGTTGTCTACGTTGCCCAGACCAACTTGGGATTTCGTCACTCCGTGTGGATTGTTGCGATTAGTAGCGTGAGCGTTAAACTCCTGCTTACTAGCCTGTTCCACATTCATAACATTCCCCAAACCTACCTGCGCCTTTGTGACGCTATGAGGGTTGTTATGATTAGTTGCGTGAGCGTTGAACTCTTGCTTACTTGCTTGCTCAACATTCGTAACATTCCCTAGCCCCACTTGTTCTTTCGTGACACTATGCGGATTGTTCCTGTTGTTGATGTGACCAGTAAGGTCTGCCTGATTCGCTTTATTTGTTGTTTGATT